TAACCGCAACTTTAGGAGCCATAGTACCTTCAGCAATAGTTTGTACTGATTCAGCCATTAAGTAAGGCATAAATACAAGACCTGGAGAGTTACCATCACCTTTACGTCCAACACAGAAACGAGTATCGTTCCAAGCACGGTTAGGATCGTTGTAGATAGCTAATCCAGCCAAAGTACCGATTGGATATAAAGATCCACTCATTTGGTTGATTGTGTTAGCCATTGGAGCAGGTACGAAACCAGCAACATCTTGTAGAGCTGAACAAACTTGACCGTTAGTTACTACGAATGTAGCAGGACCACGACGACCTCTAATAGCGATTAGGTTCGCAATAGCAAGGATCTTAGACATGATCTTTCTTTGACGAGTATGCAAGTTTTCAGAAGCAGAGTTAACAACCTCAGTTCCAGCAGCAGTTTGATTTCTCAAAGCAGTTGATTGGATATAAGCACCGAAGTTAGTAGCGTTAGAACATCCAGTTCCTACGTTAATAGCAGTTTGTCCAAGATTCAAGAAGAAGTTAGTACCTTGAGTTCTTAATACGAATTCGTGGTTTCTTTCTCCAAGATAGAACAATCTGTCAAGGATGTTTTTGTTAATAGACTGAGTCAATTCGTTGATAAGTACTGATTCTACTTGAGATACAGCATCTACTCCGAATTGCTTAAGATCTTGAACTTGTTCACGAGTTACTGCAGCAGCAACTTGGAAAGTCTTAGCTTCAACTGATTTGTTGAATAGACTCAAGTTCATGATGTTGTCCATTGTAGATTCACCTTGATTTCTTGAGTATGGATCGTTAATATCGAATCCAGTGTAATCGTTGTTAGCTAAAGCTTGACCAGAGAATCCAGTGATGTGATCTTCTAGAGCTTTTACTAATTCAACTCCACCACTTACATCAACTGTAGAAGTAGCTCCTGTAGAACCTACATAGAAAATACCACCAGTTAATTGAAGCTTCAATGAAGAACCTGAAGGAACTCCAGAACCGATAGGTCTAACGTGGAAGATTGGGTAACCATCAATACGTGATTGACCTACGAAAGCAAAAGAACCGTAAGTAGAACCAGCGACAAAGTTTGCAGTAGCTCCGGCTTGGAAGTTAGGGATTGTAGTTGAACCGTAGTTAACTTTAATTAAAAGTGGAACGTCAGTACCAGTTCCAGCAGTTTTACCACCAGCGTAAACGAAGTCTAGGTAAGTTAATACACCCATTGGACCAGGCATTGGAACAACTGGTACAAGGTCAAGACCTACAGTTTGAGCAGCTACTTGCATAGCAAGTGGTAGCAATGTGTGAGCTTTATCACCAGAACCAGTCGTTTGGCTATAGAAACCATCTTGACTACCTGGATCTCCAGGGAATCTTGTAGCTCCCATACCGTTAACAGCACCTAGTACTGAGTATGAGTTACTTTCATAAAGTTCATGGAAATGACAGTATTTAGCCATCCATTCAACTCTTGAACGCTCAGTAACTCCCACCTCGGATTCCAAAATCGGAGCCCATTTGGCGAAAATTTCTTGTTCGTTAATTAAATTCATTTGAATTTGTTTTGTTTAAGTTTTATTTTTGTTTCCTTTTTGCTTTTTGCATCTTAGCAGTTTAGGAATTCTCTACTATATATCTGATCAGTATTTTGCCTTTACTTGTTCAAGCTTCTTCTTCATTTGAAGAACCGTTTGTTTGGCATGTACTAGATCTAATTGAGCTTTGTAAATATCTGCCTTTTCAGGGTTAGATTTCATTAGCTCCGAATATCTTCCAATTTGTTCTTTAATTTTATCTTCTGCATCTTTCATAACTTGATCAGGAGTTCTTTTTCTGACAGCCTCAGTAAAAAGCTCTTCTAATTCAAATTCTTCGGAATCAAAAGATTCGTTAATAAAATCTTTATAGGACTTTAACGGTTCCATTTTTGATATTATTTTTTGAACCTAGCTCTGAATCCAGCTCTAACCGCATCCATATAAGCAGATGGAGTTTCGTAGTTAGAAGATTCGGTAATTGGAGCAGTTGAAGATTCATTAATCAAATCAGCTTTAACTTCTCTTAAATCTCTTGTAGCCCAGAAATTATCAATTTGATATTGAGATTCTAGAACTCTTGTAGATGCTTGAGCTTTGATAGCATTCTTTTGCGATTCAGTTAATGAATTCCAAGAAGCAACAAATTTAGAAGGCATATTTAATAACCAATCTAATTTTTTAGGAGCTTGAATAAAGCAAGATTCCCAAATACGATTTGCATCAGCAGAACCATAATAACGATTAGTTTGGAATGCGTTAACAATCTTAGCTTTCATTTCGTCATTAAGAGCATCAAATTCTCTTCTTTTAGCTTCACCAAGGAATTGGAAGAAATGATATTTCTTATCTTCAGCATTTTCAATTTCTGATTTAGCTGATTCAAGAATAGCATTTAATTGAGTGGTGATATTTTTCTTGAATTCGTCTTCGTTGTTAACTTCGATAGATTCAACGATAGGTTTAGCTTCTGGAGTCTTCTTAACTTCTTCTACAATAGCAGCTTTAATATCTTCAGTTGACCAACCTTCATTGATTTTCTCAACTACAAAACCAACATAATTTGTAAGGTTTTCAGTTTGTTCTTTTAGATATTCTGTGTATTGGATGATAGAATCAGTACCTTCAACTATGTAATCGTTATGAGAAATTACTTTATCTAATTGCTCATTGATATGTCCTTGATATCTCCAACGGTTTGAAGATTCGTTAGCGACATATTTGGTATATTCAATACCTTGATCTGCTTTTTCAGCAACATACTTAGTGTATTCGATATTTTGGTCAGCTTTTTCAGCAACCATTTTAGTATATTCGATAAGGTGGTCAACTGATTCAGCAAGTTTTTCTGAATAATTGATTCCGATGTTAGATCTTTCTCCAACCAATTCGGCATAATTTTTCACCTTTTCTAAGTTTTCGATAATGTAATCATTATGAGAAATTAGTCCATCTACATTTTCAGTTAATCTTCCAATAGTTTCTTGTAAAGAATTAACTTTCTTGGCAATGGCTTCTGCATAACGAACGACTCCTTCATTAACTGAAGAATCTTCGGTTTTTGTTGATGATTCCTGAAGACTTTTCTTTAGTGACTCAAACTCATTCTTAACAAGTTTTGTGTATTGATTAAAATCTTCTAAGGAAATGTATTTGTTTGAATCCATTTCTTTTTGAGTTTTATTTTCGGTTTCTATATTTTCATCTATTTTGTCATTAGAAGTTTTGAATGTCCAAAAGTCAGGAACTTCAAATAATCCGATATTTTCGTCGGATTCAAATCCATAACTTTCGTTTACTCTCTTTAATTCAGCGTTAGTAAAACCAGGATTTGCAACTAAATCGTAAGTGAACATCTTTTTAATCTTAACATGTCCATTAGATTCAACTACTCCGGCAGCTCTACTTGATATATGTAAAGGAACTCCAGCATCAACAAGGGCTCTTGCATTTCTACCAGCATCGGTATTAAGCAAACGAATACGACCAGTTACCTTTTTGGTAGCTTTGTCGTAGTCTATAGATTCAATAACATGAGATGCATTTTGTAAAGAAATATCGAATGATTTTGGATGGTCTAATTCACCCAATAGCTTGTTTCCTTCGCACATTTTTTTAAGTTCATTTATGTGAGGAAGAATTTCTTTTTCATCATAAATACGATTGTTATTGTTCTTTACACCTATCTCGGTGAAAGTACCTTCTAACACATACTTTTCCTCTTCATTAAGAGAATTAAGTTTTGATTCGGATCTCTCAACAATGAGAAGAGTCTTATTACTCATATTTAGGCTTTTATTTTAGGTATATATCTTGGTTCTTAATTACATTTTTACATTCCGGTAGCTTCAGCAGCCTTCTTAGCAGCTTCAAGTTTTTCTTCATCTTCAATAACTTTAAGTTTCTTATTAAGACGTAGATCTTCAGAAGAAAGTCCAAGGAATCTTTGAATTAGGAATTCAGATGAGAAGTATTTTATCTCATTCATATTAGCATCGGTTTCTACAAGACCATCTTTCATGGCAGTAACGAAATCTAATCGTTTTTGTAGAATCTCGATTTCTTTCATCTCTTCAAATATATTGTACTTGTTATATTTAATACCAATTTGAGCTTTGAAAGAATCATCATCTTTAAGTTCAGGAAAATCCAAACACATTTGAATCCAAAGAGGTTTAACCAAGATTTCTTGGAAAACTGAACGAATACGAGTAATGAATCTACCAAATTTGATTTCATCTCGAGTCATACCTTCAGCATTCATTTCCCAACTTGGAGGTGATTCCATATCAAAACGAGAAAGAGGAATTTTAGATACTTTGATTAGTTTTTCTCGGAAGTATTTAAGAGCTTCGGTATCTGAAAGATCAGGACCATCGTTACCGATTGTTTCTATAGTAGGTTCTCCGGCTTCACCTGAAGGTAACCAATACTCTTTGTTAAATGGCATCATCGATTTACCATTAACTTTTAATTCTCCTGATTCAGTATCAAAATCTATATTTTCGCGATAGTTCTGCATCAAAACTCCTAGTGATTGTCTAGCTCTTGTTTTTGATTTACCACCGACAGGAATAACGAATTTAGTCTTAAATGAAGCATTAACGGTAGCCCAAATAACTCTTGAATGCTCCATAATTCTCAAAAGGTTAAACGATCTAACCAAACGTTCTACATAAGAAACTCGGTTTGCCGTATTAACGTTAGCATATGAGATGTAAATGATTTGAGAATCATATAGGACTCTTTCTTTACCAGGTTGACCTTTGAACTGAGTCCAAATTTTCTTACCTTCTTTATCAAGACCTGGCATAATGTTAATAGGATCTAATTCCTTGAAACCTATGATACGATTTTGTTCTTTGTTATAGATAATTTCAAAACAAAGAAAGCCATCAACTAGCCATTTGCGAAAATAAGACCAAGCAGCAATATCATTGTTGAATCCAAAGTATTGATAAATTCTCTTGAAATTAGTTTCCAATGCTATTTTGATAGCTTCAATTGTACCTGGTTCTAGGGTTTCATCATCAAAAGTTAAAGAAGAACAAAAGTAATTTTTATCATCATATACTATAGCTTCATCACATAAAGTATCTAGAATCTCTTCAATTTCGTCTTGAACCGCAAATTTTCTAAGGTCTTCTCTCTTTTTTGGATATGACTTATCAAATATAGAAATTGATTTTCTTAGATTGATATCTGTCATTGAAAGGTTAGCAAACAGAGCATAATCATCATATTCACCACCGGCTGCATTTCTAGGATCCAGCTTCCAACCATACATATCTTCATTAACTCCAATAGCTTTGGAATTACGAAGAACCATATCGTCATACATCATCCCAAATGACGATAGTCCTTTCAGAGCTTTCGTCACTATGTTTCTGGATGAAGCACTAGGTTTCCCAGCGTAGGTTTCTTCTCTATTTACAAATCCTGGCATAGTATGTTATTATTAGTGTATATATTCTCTTTCAAGAGATTTCTTATTTTATGAACTTGAACTTCATTTGTTTCTTAGCAATATCTCTCTTTTTCTTGATTTCGCCTTTGTTGTCCCTTAAGTATTTAAGGTAATCTCTTTCGAACTCTTTATAGATTTCTTGAAGAGGTTTAATTTTGGTTCCTTGAAGTTCAGGGAAGATTCTAGGTTGATCCATTTTAACTACTTTATCCCAATGTTCATATGCAACAACTACTTTAGGATCTTTAACTCTTCCTGGCAGATAACATCTAATAGCCCATGAAAAACCAAATTGGTCTAATCTTTCTTTGATAGCATACAAGTCAAGATTCTCAATTGGCTTTTGTTTAATTGCATCTAAAGGAGATTTCTTGATCTCCTTGTCTATTAGAGGTTTATACATCTTACGAATCTCATCTAATATAAATCTTCTTGCGCTTGGAGGATACCAACTTAAATTTACACAGACGTTCATCATACCTTCTTTAGCTGGCATTTTACCTAGCATCAAAGCTATCGGATGTTTGTCGTAATAAGGATGTTGAGTTTTGTCAGGTTCGTATTTGAATACGTAAATTTTACCTGGGTGGAAATAAGGATCGTTATGCTTTGCTAACTCCTTTTGCTTACTGTCTTTAAGTTTCTCTATAAACCATTCGTAAGCATTCTTAACCTCTTCGTCTTTCTTTTCAGGAGGTTGATCAGTCGATTGTACTTGTATAAGCTTTAATAGCTCGGATAGAAAATCTATTATGAATTTCATGACTTAATCGTTGATTTGAAGAAGTCTTCGGTAACTAACATATACTTCCAACCTTTGGCAGCCGCTAATTCCTCAGCAGCTTTTTTCTTACACATATTGGTTACCCACATCTCATAAAGCCATTTGAAATTTTTAATAGCTTTTGGAGTTTTTCTTTTGGGCGGTTCAGGCTTTTTAAGTTGAGCTTTAGGTTTAACCTCAACAATTATCGTACTTCCATCACTTAAATGCACAATAAAATCAGGGAAATAGGTATGATACTTATTGTCTATAACATTAAAGTATTTAAGAGAAAAAGACTCCGAAGACCACCATTTGATCTCCGGATGTCTTTCGCAGTATAAACAAAATTTTTTCTCCCAAGAAGATCGATAAATTATTGGTCCTTTTCCTTGATATTTTTTACATTCATTGATAGGAAAGTAACCTTGAACAAACCCAGAATTTCTCTTTGGTTTATTGTTCTTTATCGATAACATACATAGATATTAAGCAACTACTTGCTTGATTCCGCCAGCTGAAATAATCTTAGCGATTGCTTCAGCAGAGAAAGTCATTGGCTCTTCTTTGTGATCAGCTTCGTTAAAAATATGATATCCGTCAGTAACACCAGCATAACCCATATTCTTATGAGAAACACCGTCAAGCGTTAGAACATACTCTTTACCAGGTACTAGTTCATCAACAGATTTCAACGCTTCTCCTGTAGGATCTACGTCTTTTGACTTTGCTGGATCATAAGCGAAAGAAGCATCGGCTTGCTCAGCTAGGAATTGATCGAAAGTTGGAATGTGTCTTTTCATTTCTTTTTATTTTTTGATTTTAGTTATTTATCTTTTATCTGAAGAAGGTATCTCCACCTGAAGCAGAATCTCCATTATCATGAGGACCTTTAACCATAAAGTTAGAATCCGAATGTGTAGGAGTATAGGTTCCTGTACCTACAGTTCTACTAGGATCTGAAACTACATCTTCTTCTAAAGTCTGACCTTTATCATTCGTTAAAGGACGATCTCTAAGAATAGCGTTAACTTCAACAAAGAATTTTTGTTCTTCAGGAGTCAATTTGGATTTCACATATTTAGCAATATCCTTCATTAAATTCTTTCGGGTTTTATTACTTTCTTCAGCTTTAGCTCTTTCTCTTTTACCACTTAAGAAAGAAATATCCTGATAAGGATGTTTAGCAAGTTCTTCTAGCTTACCTTTAAGATCTTCATCGTTGTTAAACTTATCGGCAATCTTATTTGCTTCAGATTTTAGAAATTCATATTTAGTATCTCTACGAATTTTGTCAATCTTATTGGCAATCGATTCTCTCCATTTAACAAATAAATGTGCACCTAAAACTAAACCTCCACCGGCAAATGCAACACCAACTTTAATAGCATCAGCAGCAAGTATACCTTTAGCTACTTCCCACCAAGTTAAATCAGCTTCATTCAATGAATCGGCTTCAATAAGTTCGTGTGATTCACAAACTCTAATAACTCCTTTGTGATCTCGATATTGAACTCTTCCGTTAACAACTTCTTTAGATACAATAACTCCTGAATATCCATCAAATGAAATGACAGATTTTCCGACCTTTAATTGTGATCCATCGTAACCAACAACCGGTGAATCCTCAAATAGGAATTCGTCGTAAGATTTAAGATTTCTCATTTTTATTCTTCTTCTTTTGTTTTTTCTTCTGAACCTTCGTCTCCACCTTCATCTCCACCAGGAGCAGGAGCTCCACCTTCTTCCTCTTTCTTATTAGGATCTATTCCAGCCAAATCATCTTTGATTTCTTTTGATTTGTCTTTTGCATCCTGCATATCATCTGTGGTCATCTCGTCCTTCAATGTGAATAGGTTTGGAGATTCATTTGTAAAGACTTTGCTTCTTTTATAGTCAAATATAAAAAGAACTTTATCGTCTTTATCTTTAACTTCGTATGTTTTTGAGAAGGAATCCTTCTCGATTTTTAGACCTAATTCCTTTTCATTTTCCATTCTCCATGCAGCCCACCATGTAGGATCCATAGAAAATTGTCTATGCAATTCAGAGGTGTCATGAACACCTTCAGTAATCTTTTTTGAATCGTTTATATCTTCAGCTTCTCCTTTAAGGAACCCAAAGACATGATCCAAATTGGTTTTAGCAGTGGTAATATGGTCATTTGCCCAATCATGTCCATTGTTAAGAAGTTCATCAATTTCTTCTTTATCCATTGCCAATATCATTTTAGCAAGATCTTGAATCCTTCTTAAGTTAGCAAAGAACATATAGTTGGATTCTCTGCCCTCATCATCTTCAGCCACCGGAGAGTTGATGAAATTACCAGTATTATCAATACTGGTTTTGTTAATCATGGCATTTTCGTTTACCCAATCTGCGAATTTCTTAAGTCTCATAATTTATACTGAGTAGATTCCTTCAGAATCTTCACTTGATTTTCTATCTAAAGATACGGTTCCTTTGTATTTAGTAGGATGTAGTTTATGCCATCCTTTTGCATATCCATTCTTGGCAATTTGAGTATAGAATGAAAAGGCATTGGTAGTTTTTTGAGGATTGAATCGATCCCAATACTTAAATAAATCAAGTAATGCGAATCCAATGCAATCTTCTCTATCCATCGGATCAGTGTATCTTAGTTTTTGGTTTGCTCTTTCGGCTATTAAAATGAGCATCTTTTCGGCCTTTGGTGTCAGTTTCTTTTGATCTAACGATATACAAATTTCTTCGTATAGTTCTTTTGGTTTAATATATGACATTTTCTAGGTTTCTTTCTTTTATGCTTTTTCTTCCGAAAGGATTAAATTTTTACCGTTAGAACCGCCTTTTTGATTTCCATCTTTTTACCGTCAGGTCTAATTGATTCAATTGTTTCTTTATCATTACCTGAAGTATATTCTAAAGCATTGATTTTAACCGATTGACCTTTTTTCAAATCTTCAAAATCTTCAGTTAGAGTAGCAGAAACAAATTCGTCGTTAGCCTCATTAACCGATTCTTTAATTTGAAGATCGTTAAGAGTAACTTTAGGACCTTTAACTTCAGGATCTGCAGGGTTTGCATAATAAAGAAGTCCGGCTTTAATAAGTCTCTTGTAGACTTCTTCTTCAATATCATTGAAGTTTATACCATCAAAGTCTCTTGAATTAACTACCGTATCATAGACGTATTCAGGATCAATCCAGCCGTATCCAGCTCGGATATTATTGATGAGATTCTTCATTCCCATTTCAAATTGCTTAACAGCACCTTCATTTACGGAATATGATTCATTGACGAAGTCCTCGAATGTAAGTATATTTTTCA